CGCTTGGCCCCATCGTTGGCCTGAATACAGCATCGCTGGAGTTAATCTGAATGTCGCCCTCGATGGCGCTCACTGTCATCGTTGAGCCGTCCGTGCTGAGCGTCTGGAACGGGCCGTCCTCGGGACCGTAGGCCACCAGTGACCAAGAATTGCGAACGATAACCCCATCGGGATCGAAGTAGGCGCGGCGCTCGATCTTTTGCATGGACAGGTTTCGCGAGATGACGTAGATGACGTCACCGGACTGGGTCCACCGCACGGATGCGATCTGGTCTGCTTCGTTCCAGCCGGTGTCAAATTCGACGACGCTCGGGTTAATTGGGTTGAAGATCTCGACGTCATCGACAACCACGGTGTAGTTGCTGCTGCTGGCCAGCTCGATCCAAAAACTCGACCCATCCGGTACGAAAGCGATGTTGTGGTGGCCTTGGCCCAGGTTCGTTTCGCGGACCAGCTCGTCGCCATTTTTTATCTTGCCAACCCGCAGGCGACAGAACTCCGTGATGACATGGATGTCGAGCGAGTGCTCGTCGAGCTCCTCGCCACCATCGACAAAGACCTCCTGCACCACCCTCGCAAAGGCATCGCCAGTGCCGATCAAATTCAGGGTAAAGGTCGGCGTGGAATCGCCACTGATTAAGGCGGTGGCACCCAAGTCAGAATCGTCCACCCACTGAGGCTGGAAGAAGGCAAAGCCATTCGTGAAATCCCCATTCGCTACGAGTGCGCCGACCTCGGGCCGGATGAGCAGGACGTCATTGGTGCGGAACCGGATCTTGCCGCGCGAATCAAGGCCGGTGCCCCGCTCTGATCCAAACTCGATCAGCGTCGTATCGTCAACACCGAAAACAAACGGCATCTGGCGGGTGAGCTGCGGGTTGCCCGTTTGAGAGTCCTCGGAAAACATGATGTCGATGTACTTCATGCCCGGTCTGAGCATCATCGAGCCGAGCACTCGAGGCATCCAGTTTGTCTGCTGCGAGGCAGACATGGACATACGCTCGAGATCCAGTCTGGCCAGACCGCGCTTGGAGACTACGCCTCGGTTAAAGGCGAGGAGGACCTTTTCGCCAATACTCATGGCCTATCCGATCAGTTGATTACGTGAACCACCGTCGAAATCGGCCTGCCGGAAGCCTTGCCGTGACCGGGCCCATCCACCCTTGGGCGGGAACTTCGCAGGCTCCTCCATGGCGTCGACCGCTTTAGCTTCACCGAGCCACATCTTGTACCAGCGAGCGAGCTCGTTGGCGTCGTAGTCGAGGCCGGTCAGGCGTGGCGCCACTTTCATGGCCAGATAGTGCTCGGCCATCTCGGTGAAATTCATTGGCCACAGGGAGAAGTCGGCGCCGAACTGGACGTCATTGCTGACGTATTTCACATAGATCGGGTCTGCGTCCGAGAACCAGAATGCGCCCTCGCGGGAGTATCTGGTAATTGGGATCTGGAAATACTCGTCATAGCAGACGGCCATCGTCCTGAGCCAGTCGACCGGACTGTCAAAGGCAAAGATGTAGCCGAAGGACGGCGTCACCGAGGGGCTGGAATCGAGCTGCACGGTGCGCTGTGCGAATTGCCACTGGCCCATCTGCAGGATTCGGTTGATAAAATTGTTGTCGTAGATGTCGTCGAGCTTGAAGCGGGGCTCACGATTCTCGGTGAGATTCGCCAGCCTGCGCTCGCCAATGATGGTCAGAGCGCCGTTGTAGATCGAGAGCTTGTCAGTCATGTCTTACTCCAGGCCGGCGCATCCCTGCGCCTGTGTTCAATCCTTGATCGGCTTATCGTTGTACGGCAGCTTCGTGATTCTGCGCGTACCGCCGAGCAAGTCCTTCGGTATCAAAACCGTCCTTGAGAGGCTTGCTCTCGCGAATGACGGCCCACTTGTGATGCGTACCAGTGAACTTGACCTCATAGATCGAGGGCAATTTGATAGCAGCCTCCAGTGGGGCCAGCTCGTAGAGCTCCTCTTGGACAACGTGAGCGTAAAGACGGCCGGCACCAACTACGTGCAGGACCAGCTTCCATGCCATGTTATCGGGCAGACAGACGATCTCGTCGCCCGGTCGCAGCCTAATGGCAACGTGCTGCCAGAAGGTTTCCTTCATGCAATCCTCAGGAGTGACGCCCATCGGGACATCGACGCGCCAGCGGTTTGATTTCTCGACCTCGAGGCCGATACGGCCCTCGGTAATCGGCTTCGCGGTGACAGCCTCAGGCTGTTCCGCGTCCTGCTCGGGTAATTTTTCTGCGGTTGCTGTCTCTGACATTTTTCAGTCTCCGTGACAAGAAAGGGCGAGACCCGGATGAGCCTCGCCCTCGCATTGTCGCGCCTGACTATTGGCTACGTCAAACTTACGGGTTGCTGAACAACGTCACCGCAACGAGGCCGGCTGCGGAGATCGTGTCAACGATCGCCCAACTGGCGTCCACCGCGGTCTCGACGAAGGCAATGATGTCACCGACCCGAAGGCCTTGATCGTTGCCATCCGTGATGTAGTCGTCCGCGCTCATGGTCGCGAGGTTATCGCCACCACTGTCACGGTACACCCACATCGCAGAACTCCAGCCTGCGTTGGCGAGGTTTTCGCCTTCTCCCACTCGAGGAGCGCAAAGGTTCAGATTGTTGGCTGCGTATGCCATATTAAATTCTCCTCAGCCTTAGACAATCAGCGTGTTGTCGATTACGTTCACGACGACGACGCCACTGTTCTGCAGCAGTTGTGAGCCCATGTAGATCGAGCAGCGAGACCAACTGTAGTCCTGCTCCTCGTCATACCCCGCGCGCGCCTCGATGTTGTCGGCGTTGTAAGCATGGCCGATCGAGTTCTGGTGATACGCGAAACAATCACCGTCAGCCGTCGCGTTACCCGGCAGATCTGGATGCACGATCCAGTTCATTCCGAGCCACTTGTACGTCTGTTGGCGATCACGCCACGCTTGCGGCACATTGTCGATCGGGCCGTTTTGCGTGAAGTCCCGAGAGGTAAACGATGCCAGTGTCAGCATCACGCCCTCAAAGTTCGGCGTGACCAACATGGTGATGCGGCCGTCATACGGAACGTCAGCCTGACCGAGGCGAGTCTTAGCCTCGAGGCAGAGGTTCAGCGTAGGTGCGGCGGCTGCGCCAGTGTTGATGGTGCCGGTTGCGAGCTCGCCAATGATGTCTTGGTCAATCTTACGATTGATGACGGCGAGGCAGGTCATTTGCATGATCGCGCGCTGGTTGCCCTGCGAAGCGAAGATGTTGAAATCCGTCTTGCGAACGAGATCATGCCACTCGACCAGTGTTGCGACTGGCTGAGCAAGGTCATCGCCGCGCGCCGGGATCAACCCGTTCACGCCGCGCGTTTTGGCGGTCGCACCGCCAGACCCGGCTACCAGAAACGTCGCCTGATTGCCTTTGATGACAGCCTCAGTCGTGGTGCTCTCCCGAAGGAGTGACTGGTGCTGCTCAAACGCGGCGATGAATTCCTGCCGGTATTGAATTTGAAATGCTGTTTCAGCCATTTGGCTTCTCCCAGATAAGTTAATAGATCCATCTATCGACGATCGGGGTAGCCTGACTTTGCTGGAGCTGCGGGGTGTCCGTAAGGGGCCGCAGGCCTCGGCATCAGGAGCCGGGGAGCGTCAGGGCTGCCAAGGCAGGGTGTCTGACTAATGTCGTGGTGCCGAATTTAACTCAGGCGTGTCGAGATGACAAGGGTGTCTTGGGTTTAACCTTGCGGCGCCAGCCACCAGTGGCATGGTAGGCGCGGACCTGTTTCTTGGTGTAGGTCTTGCCCGATGGGCTGACGTACTTCTTTCCGCGCTTCTTGAACGGCATTAGGCGTATCGAGATGACAAGGGTGTGTTTGCTTGGAGACCGTTCCCTGAGGTTTCCTTGGCCGACTCTCTGGCCAGAAATGCCGCTCGCTGCTTGGCGCTCATGCCGGCGCCCCTGTTCTCCAGCCTGTCGAGTGCGTCGGCCTCTCTTGGCCGGGACGAGCTGGTCCACTTTTTCAATATACGGAAGCCGCTGCCTGCTTTGAGTAGACCGCCCATCACATACCTCCTGACGTCTTTATGCTGCCTGAGTGCTTGGTGCCGCCAGTGGTGGCTTTCTTTTTCTTGAAAACCGTCTGAGCTGGCGGCTTGCGATAACTCGCCGGGTGCCGGCGCTTCTTGCCAGCATAGGTCGTCATCGGGGCCGACTCAGCCACTACAATCTCTGCCGGCCGGGACCCAGTGGGGTGTCAGCGCCACGGCGCCCAGGACGTCGATTCAGGTTCGCCTCGTTCGCCGGGATGTTGGATCCGCGAGCTCCAGATGCGATGCCAGTGGCCTGCTTGGAGGTCGTGCCGGCGCCGGGGATTGCTTTGAGCTTGTCGGCTTTCCTAAAAATCTTCTTGACTATCCCGCCCATCAGTAGCTCCTCGCGGTCGACATGACCGTTTTGACGGTCGTGCGCATTTTCGACTTCTTGCGCTTTGACCTGCCGTAGCTTTTCGACTTGGAAGCCTTGGCTGGCTTCATTCCGTATCCATATTTCTTCGGCATCAGATTAGCTCCTTGCTTCCGATACAGCCGATTTCACCCGGCCAGATGTGCGCTTGGTCCGTTTAGCGACCTTTTTCCGCGTGTCATCCACGACCGTTGTCAGGCCACGCCGCTCGAGGTTGGCCATATAGGCCGCGGCACCTTGGGGCCCCTTGGGTCCCTTCGCCTTCTTGCCCACGGCGCTATGCCGTGAAGTCGATCAGATCGCCGGGTTGTACTGGGCCGGTGTCGATGACGGAGGCTGGCAGCGCGTCGTTGTCAGTCTCGATGTTCTCTGGCGGCTGTAGTGGTGATGCCATGGTGCTGCTCCTTATGCCGTTTTACGGGCCTCATGGTCAATGCGAATCTGCAGCAACTCGCGGTAGCGAGCCTGCGTTTTCTCGTCCTTGTTGTACCTGTCACGATCATCGCGCATCAGCTTCTCGATGTCAGCAATTTCGTCGTCAAGCGTCTGTTGTGGGGTGCCACCCGTTCTCGGGGCGAGCTGCGTCACCGGGTTGAGTTTGCGCTGAATAGACGCGAGCCCCTCGAGCACACCGGGAATGTTCATAATCGCGCGGCCATCGGCATCGCGAGCATTCAAGATGGCTGAGGCGTTCTCCTCGCCAAAGGTGGTCTCGATAAGCGATCCGATCAGATTGATGTTGGCCCGGTAGTCGTTGCCCCATTCGGTCCTCAGCGCATCCTCAGTTTCCTGATGGTGGCTATTGTCCATCTCGGCCATCGCGTCCTGCTGATCCTCGGCAAAGCCGTTGTACCAGTCGATGACCTTGTGCATGACGGCCGGCTCGACATTCATTTCGTGCATGGCGCCTGCGAAGTTCTCAAAGATCTCCTTGTCATCCTCGCCCAGGACCAGCCCCTCGGGCAGGTTCTCGAGGTAGCCAGACGACTCGGTCGGGATGCCATTCGCGGACCTAAAGGCAGCCAGATCATCAGGCGTTGCATTCTCGTCAGGCTTCGGCGTGAGGTTGCCACTGGAGATGGTGGCGCGTTGCTCGCGGAATGCTTTGCCCAGATCTTCGGGCGTCGAGTACCGCTCGAGCTGGCTCTTGAATTTATCGTCCTCGCCGGCAAAGGCATCACGCCAGTTTGCGTTTTGGGCGGTCTGGGCAGAGTCGATCAGGGCGTCCTGCGTGTCGAAGCTCTTGAGGAACTCGACCCGCTCGGGCGGCGTCTTGTCGTTGACCATGTCCTTGAACCAGTCAGGCTCAATGGGATCACTTACCGGGTTTGTTATCGGGTCTGGTGTTGCCATCGTCTAATTCTCTCGCTGCTATTTTGTCGGGGTCCGTCCTTGTCGGGGCCGACTTTAGCATCCATACCAAAGTGGTTCCTACAAATCGCTTGCCCTCGGCAAACGATGTTGCGTGTGAGTCGCCGGGGCGATAACTCAGATCGTGCGTCCCGGCTGCTCGTAAAATGTAAGGCAGTATCGCTACTTGCTGTCGCTCCGAGGCGTTGCCTGCGAAAAGCGCCCGGAGCGCCTGTACCTCGAACTCGGTGTAATCCGGCCGCTCAATCGGATTCTCATGCGGCAGGCACTCCGAGACCTTGTCCCGCTGTTCGGTCATGCAGCGTTGGCAGCTTGAGCCATGCTGGCCTCAGCCTGCCCCATATCCCTTGCGGCTTCCGCTCCTGTTCTGGCGAGTTCAGCTTCCTGCTGCATCTGTGCTTGGGCTTGCGCCTCTGCGACCTGCTTCTCGACCTCAGCCAGCGGCACCATGTTTTTCGCCGGCAGGCCCACACCCTCGAGGGCATCGCGGAATGTGGCGGTCATGTCGACGTTGTAAATTGCCGTTGGATCCATGGCCATTGCCTGCTCCAAGAGCCCTGCAGTTTCCATGAATACCGACGCCTGCTTGCGCTCGATGGCGTCGTGCAGGGGCGATACGAATTTGAAATGAATCTGCCGGCCCCGCAGCTCCTTCGGCATGTCTTGGACCGAGCCGAAGGTGCCAGCGCGCAGAAGCAAGTCGAAGGTATCTTCGCAAAGTTGGCCGTTGTATTCGTGCTCCATCGGCTCAAATAGTGGTAAGGCTGCCCTGACGTATTCCTCCACGCGCTGACCCACCTCGAAGGCGGTCATGTCGCCCTCAGGAGGCGGCAATGTCAGTTTGTTCAAATAGAAGGCATCAGCGATCAGGCCCATCTGCGAATCGCGGGAGTCGTATCCCATCGGCAGACCGCGGCGATCCTGATTGATCGGGCGCAATACATCGCCCTTGCGCTCGTCGTATTCATGGTCGGCCCAGGTGATGCCGCCAGCAAAGAGCTGGATGTCCGAGCGGACTGCATCCTGTGTCGCGATCATTGGCGGTCGTACCGACATCTCGCCGGCTTCGAGCAATGTCAGGCTCATCGCCTGCAACAGACGCGCATCCGGCAATCCAGCGACGGTTGCGGGGGAGTAAGCGTACTGGGAACCGGATACGGTCTGCCACCGCGGCAGGGTGAAGCCGCGACTGGTCGAGCCGTGCTCGGACATGATGTGATTGTTCAAAACGTCGAGGTAGACGATCATCCACGGAAAGCCGGTGCCCTGCTCCTCTTGGCCACGATACAGGTCGGTCGATACGACCAGCCTCATGCACTCGGTTTTCTGCAGGTTCTCGATGCCGTTGGCCCACCGGGCCACGTTCGGATGCAAAGCATCAGCGCCAAACATCTCGACGAGCTGCTTAATCATCGGCTTCCACTTGACGTAGATCTCACCGATCTTGCCTGTCTCGTCCTCGGCCCATGCGACATCGCGCAAATGCCAAGTGCGGTACAGGAGATGTGGCGTGGGCGTGTTCCAGTTGATCTCTTGTGAGATGCAGCACTGGCCGAAGGCGGCGAAATCCGCATCGCCCTCGGTGGTGGCCCGGATGAAACAGGCGAGCCGATCGTACATGGCCCACTTCTGGCGCTTGGTGGCCCACTGGAGCCACTCCTTGCCCTGATGCGTTAGTTGGTCAGACTCGTCGACGTCGATCGCGAACCAGTCTTTAGCGCGCGGTCTGAGCATGGCGGCGAAACTGGTCGAGAGCTCGCGGTGCACAATGATCGGATAGCTCGAATACAGGTGCTCCGCGAACTCCTCCCCAATGTAGCGCGTCAGAGTAAAATCGGCGCGTTGCGGATAGAAGTTCTCCGCAATTTCCTGCCATAGGGTCGTCATCGCCTTGCGCTCGTTGTAGAGCTGCATTCCCCGCATTACGAGGTCGGCTGGTTTCATCCCAGAGAATCCCGGCCGGTCATCACTGTCTGGGCCCTGGAGCCCTTTCGTTTCGCGGACTTGCGGCGCTCGACTCTGCGGATCTCCTCCTCGTCGGGGAGCTGCGCTGAGGCGAACATTTTATTTTTCGCGGCGGTGATCTTGCCCCGCGCTTTCTGCCGGCGCTCCTCGTTGGTCGCGTAGCCGCGGCCGAGTCCTAAATTGGTGGCGCGCTTCATGGTGTTTTTTAGTCCACTCATCGGTTCCTTCTCCTTGGTCCCAAATTGACAGACGGCCTGCGATTGATTTTCCCGAGCATCGTACCCGCGATCTGATCTTTTCGCCACTCATGCAGATGTGTGACTGCTCTGGGACCAGAGCTCCATGCCTGCACCACCGCATCACCGCGATCTGGCGAGCGGCCGAGCACAGCGACCGCGTCCTTTTTGGTCATCACCTTGATGCCGTTCGGCGTCAGCTCCCATGTGAGGGTGGTGAGATCCGCTTTCAGCATAGGGTCATCGGGGAGTGCGATCGGTGAGCCACCGTCCTGGGCCGGGTCGAGGGCCTCCATGAATTTCCAGTAGACCTCAGCGCGCTTGTTGAAGAATTTGAGCATCTTTTCCTTGGTGCGCCCGAGCGACTTGTCCATACCAACGTGGCGCTGGCAATCGACACCGTTCTCCTCGAGATGCGCATACGCCTCGGCCCCAGTGCGCTCGCCGCAGTCGATAACGGGAACAGCAGAGTGTTTGCGGTGTTTCAGGACCAGTGCGGCCAGATCTCGGCCGTGTGGAGTCTCATGGCCGGGTACTGCGATCAGTCTTGGATAAAAGCCGTCATAGCGCGGTGCGAGCACCGCCTCGTCGCGTTTACTCGCCCCATCCACGCCGATCGCACACATCGGCACATTTAACGGCGGTGCACCGAAAAACTGCGCCTGCCAGCGGTTTTGCGCGGCGATGACCCAGTCGGTC